TTTGTCCAGGCGTATACTCTGGTTGTTGATCGATCGACCACGCATCAGATAACTACTTCTCCTACTATGAAACAGTCGGAAGAAGTTATGCAACCTTTCGCCACAGCTATAACCAGAGCTAGAGGCCCTGTCTTTAAGCTCATGACCCAAGGCTCTATTCAGAATACTACCGGAGATAGAATGAATAGAAAGCATCTCTATTCTTCTAAAAAGGGTATTGAGAACAATTTCACGAATAGCTATTTGGAAATCAGGCCTCTAAAAATCGACAAACTTCAGGGTTTACGAGTCAAATGTGCGACATTAGACGAATGGCTTTCTGGAGATCTTCCGGAGAATCCAATAACGGCCATACAGCAGGGTGGCGCTAAAGGTCTTGCTCCTGATTACATCATACTAGCCACTAGTTCCGAGGGAACTACACGAAACGGTATCGGCGATACTATTAAGATGGAGCTTATGGACATCTTAATGGGTAAATACTACAACCCGCATGTTTCTATTTGGTGGTATAAGCTTGATGATATAAAAGAAGTCGACAATCCAGAGATGTGGGTTAAAGCCAATCCGAACTTGGACTTGACAGTTTCTTACGAAACTTATCAAGAAGAAGTTCAGAAGATGAAAAATGTCCCAGCAGCAAGGAACGAGATTCTCGCAAAGAGATTCGGAATTCCTATGGAAGGTCACACTTACTTCTTTACTTACGAGGAGACAATTCTCCACAAGAAAAGGGAGTTTTGGCAGCTACCTTGTGCTCTTGGTGGAGACCTGTCCATGGGTGATGACTTCTGTTCTTTTACGTTTCTTTTCCCATTTCAAAATGGGTCTTTTGGAGTTAAGACTCGTAATTACATTACAGAGCATACTCTATTTAAACTGCATCCTTCGTTGCGTCAACAGTATGACAAATTTATAGACGAGGGCAGTTTGATTGTTATGCCAGGAACAGTGCTCGACATGATTGACGTTTACGAAGATCTTGTCAAGTGTATTGACGACAATCAATACGATGTAAGGTGCTTTGGTTATGACCCGTATAATGCAAAAGATTTCGTTGAAAGATGGGCAAAAGAAAATTCTCCGTATGGGATAGAGAAGGTGATTCAGGGAGCCCGTACGGAATCAGTTCCTCTTGGTGAACTTAAGAAGCTTGCGGAAGAACGACTTTTATTGTTTGACGAAGAATTAATGAAGTTTGCAATGGGTAACTGCATCACGTTAGAGGATACAAACGGTAACAGAAAATTGTATAAGCGCAGGCATGAGCAGAAAATTGATGCCGTTGCGGCTATGATGGATGCCTACGTGGCATATAAGTTGAACAGAGAGGCATTCGAATAATGTATTACGATGAACTATACCACCATGGCATAAAAGGCCAACGGTGGGGTATAAGACGATTTCAGAATAAAGATGGATCGTTAACTAGATTAGGACAGAAAAGAGCCGACAGGCAAGCTAAAGCAGCAGCTAAAGAATACGCTAAACGGGCCGCAAGAGGAGAGTATAGTCTTGATTCAAAGTTCGAGTCCATTTCCGGAAGAACTGTTAAATCTGGACAAAGACGTTCCGGTCCTCTTGACGGAGCAGGTGCTGCTATAGCTGGTTTGGCTGCTGTTACTGCTGGGGCCAAAATACTTTCTGGAACAAAAGGAAAGGGCGACTCTGCCTTTAAGCCAGAAAAGAAAGGCGGATCACCAGCAGAAAAAATATTGAATAATACGAATAGTATTACAAGCTCTTTAGCCAAAGGTCTTGGCGATAGATCCAGTGCTAAGGCTGCTAAAGAAGCAAATAAAATAGATCTTTCTCACGCGTCTGATCAAGAAATTAGAGATTATGTGAATCGATACAATCTTGAGAAGCAGTTTAGGCAGATCACTGCTGAACAATACAGTAGCGGGCATGCACGAACAAAAGAAATGATTGAGACTATCGGCGCTGTAGCAAGTGTTGGCGCGTCTATTGCCGGAATAATAGTTGCGTATAACAAAATTAAGAACGGATAAAGGAAAAAATCAAAATGCCAGATTTTTCGATAGGTTCCAGGTTTAAACAAGCTTGGAACGCTTTTTTTAATAAAGATCCCACGCCGATAATAAATTACGGCACTTCTTATTACAATCGGCCAGATAGAATGAAATACACAGGCGGTAACGATAGATCAATTGTTACTGCTATTTTTAACCGTATCGCTCTTGATGTAGCGTCTATTGGGCTTAAGCATGTTCAGCTCGATGCTGACGGAAGATACCAGAATGACAAACCAACGGAATTGAATAGATGCTTAACTCTTGATGCGAATCTTGATCAAACCGGACGGTCTTTTTTGCAAGATGTTGTCGCTTCCATGATGGATGAAGGATGCGTTGCTATTGTGCCTGTGATAACTGATAACGATCCGACTAAGTCCGACACATATGGAATCGAAAATCTAAGAGCTGGGCGAATTGTTCAATGGTATCCTTCTATGGTTCGAATCGAACTATATAATGAGTTCACTGGAAAAAGGGACGAAGTTACTCTTCCGAAGAAAGTTGTTGCTATCGTTGAAAACCCGTTATACGCGGTTGTGAATGAGCCAAATTCAACTGCTAAACGACTAATGCGTAAACTTGCTTTATTGGATTTCATCGACGAACGAAACGGATCGGACAAACTGAACATGCTTATTCAGCTTCCTTATGGTACCGGAAGAGAAAGGCTTAGAAGTAGAGCTCAAAAGAACATAGAAGACATAGAAACACAGTTATCACTATCTCGTTATGGAATAGCTTACACTGATTCGGCAGAGAAAGTATTTCAGTTAAACCGTCCTTTAGACAACACTCTTTTAGGACAAATAGAGTTTCTAACCAATCTTCTTTATAGTCAACTTGGAATTACAAAGGAGATTATGGATGGAACTGCGAATCCAGAAACAATGCTGAATTACTATACTAGAACTATAGAGCCGATACTAGCGTCAATAGCGGATGAGATGAAACGAAAGTTTTTAAGTAAAAACGCTATTACTAGAGGACAAAGTATTGCTTACTATAGAGATCAATTCCGATTAGTTCCGTTAGATAAATTAGCGGAAATGATTGGGACTTTGATTACAAACAGAGTGCTGACATCAAACGAAGGCAGACAGATCATCGGCCTGAAACCTTCTGATGATCCAAATGCTGATAAGTTAACTAATCCTAATGTTGACACTGTTGAACAATCCGAAAAGGCCGAAGAAGAAGAAGCACCGAAAGAGAAAGAAACAGTAAATGAAGGAGAAATTCAAAATGTCGAAGAAACCTGATTTTTGTGGGTATGTAACTCGCAATGACGTTTTGTGCTCCGATGGAAGAATCATCAGAAAAGATGCTTTCAAAGATTGTGATGGTATTACAGTACCGCTTGTGTACAATCACGATCACGATCATCTAGAAGCAGTTATCGGACATGCCGAACTTATCAATCGACCCGATGGAGTGTTTAGCAATTGCTACTTGAATACGGATGTCGAGTACGGTAAACTCGCAAAGGCGTTAATCGCCCATGGAGATATTACAGGGCTGTCCATTTATGCAAACCGTTTAAAACAAAACGGGCCTGATGTTATTCATGGCAAGATTCGTGAAGTAAGTCTTGTTCTGGCTGGAGCGAATCCCGGGGCATTTATTGAACCAAAGAGTGTGACTCACTCTGACGACGGAATCGAAAATGTAGACGAGGCCGTCATATACATGGGTGAGAATTTTGAGCTCTATCATGCTGACGAAAAGGAGAAAACCGTGGCAGAAGATAAAAACAAAAAGCCGGAGGAACCGGAAACAGAAGAAAATGATGATGGAAAATCCATCAAAGAAGTCTTTGAGACTATGACTGAGGACCAGAAAAAGGTTGTTTATGCCCTTGTTGGTGCTGCTATCAGTGACCAAGAGGGCGGCGATGAAAAAGAGGAGAAAGAAGATATGAAGCACAACGTATTCGATCAGAATGAGCAGCAGAATGATGTTCTCACACATTCCGATCTTGATGGTATCGTTCTTGACGCAAAGGAGAGTAACGGGTCTTTCCGTGAATCTTTTAACATTTTTATGAAGAATAACGATCTCGAACTTGTTCATGACGGGCTTACCAGCAGCGGATTCTCTCAGGATACTACCCAGGACGGAAACATCACATGGCTGTTCCCTGAGTATCAGCTTTATGGTCCTAAAACCCCGCAGCTTCTTACAGACGATCAGAGTTGGGTTTCTTCCGTAATCAACGGAGCAACCAAGCTTCCTTATTCTCGTGTTAGGACTCGCTATGTTGATATCAGAAACGTCAACGGTAATCACGACGATCTCCGAGCAAGAGGCTATCAGAAAGGTCAGCAGAAAGACTTTGTAGGAAATTACAATCTGGTGAGAAGGGAAACCGATCCGCAGACTATTTATGTCGAATCTGAACTTGAGAGAGATGATGTCATTGATATCACCGATTTCGATTATGTTCAGTGGCAGTACAATATCGACCGCATGCAGCTCGAAAATGAGCTCGCTACTGCAATTATGCTCGGTGATGAAAGGGCTGATGGCACAAAGGGTAAGATCTATCCTACTCACATTCGTCCGATCTGGACCGATGACGATATGTATACAATCCATAAGGACATTGATATTGCGGCTGCCAGAGAGGAAGTCCAGGGTACCGATACCGCTTCTTACTTCAGTGACAACTTTATTTATACCGAGGCGATGATTGCCGCTATTCAGGATGTATTCATCGATTTCATGGGAACTGGCACTCCCGATATGTATATTGATCCTTGGATGCTTAATAAGCTTATGCTGGCTCGTGATCGCAACGGTCGCCGGATCAGAAATACGGTTAAAGAGCTTGCCAGCGAACTCAACGTTGGTACTGTGCATCGCGTACAGCAGTTCAAGAATAGGATCAGAACAGACTCCAAGGGCAATCGGCATAAGCTCCTTGCTATCATCGGAAACATGAAAGACTATGGTATCGGCAGCACCAAAGGCGGTCAGATCACTCATTTCACTGATTTCGATATCAGATTCAACCAGCTTATTTCTCTGCTTGAGACTCGCCTGTCCGGAGCAAACATGGGTCTGTATTCCTTCATCGTCATCGAAGAGCCTGTAGTTTAAGGAGGTAATCCTATGGCCACTACTAAGATAGAAGCGCTTGGAGCCGTTCTCTCTAACCTTGGCAAGACCCCAACTGCAAGAACTACTACTGGGCTTATTGTAGAGATATCAGAAGCGGTTAGTGAAGCAAGTGCCGACGGAAGCTTTATTCCTACTGTTAGCTCTGCTGACAACGGTAAAGTGCTTGGTGTTGTCGATGGTCGTTGGGCTGTTATGGATTTGGCTTCGTTTATTCAAGACAACACCGGATCGTAAGTGAGCAAAAGGGGAATTTCAAAATGAAGTATTTTGGAGAAATCGGCTACGGTATAACTGAGGAAATTCGACCAGGTGTTAATAAACCGATGCTTGTTAAGCGAAATTATTATGGGGAAGTCACCAGGAACATTCGACGGTATGAAAATTCCGGAAATGTCAATGACGATTTGAACATTAACATGACGCTCAGTATCGTAGCCGACCCCTTTGCATATCAGAATTTTCATCAGATAAGGTATGTTGTCTATATGGGATCTAAATGGAAAGTATCCTCTGTTGAAGTAGCATACCCGAGATTAATACTTACTTTGGGAGGCGTATACAATGGCGAAGATGATGAACAAACGCCTTGAACTTCATGAACTTTTGTGCGAAGTTTTAGGTTCTCGTAATGTATATTTTCAACCTCCAGAGTCAGTTAAGATGGGGTACCCAGCCATAGTATATTCGAGGAATAGAATCGAAAATACTTCGGCTGACAATACTGTGTATAAACAGGATGTATCATACAAAATAACCGTTATAGACCCGGATCCGGACAGCGAAATTGTAGAAAGAGTCTCTACAATTCCCGGTATTATGTACGATCGTCCTTATGTGTCGAATAATTTGAACCACGATGTGTTCACACTATTTTATTAAGGAGAAAAACTATGGCTAAACTTGTATGGGACCAGCCCGGCGAGAAACTCTGGGAGACAGGTGTAGATAGGGCTGTTCTTTTCCCTATGACTAATGGGTCGCATGG